GATGATCCTGAAGCATTGCATATCGCTATGGGCGGACTTGAAATTGACTTCAACCCTAAAGGAGAAACAGATGAAGACTTTGATGAGAACTTAGCTGAACTTTTAGATGATGGTGAGCTGTCGTCTATAGCATCAGAGTTGTTATCAGATTTTGATGACGATGTGAGTGCACGCCGTGATTGGATAACTACGTATACTGACGGCTTAGAGCTTCTTGGTATGAAGATTGAAGAGCGCACTGAACCTTGGGATGGTGCGTGTGGCGTGCATCATCCACTACTCAGTGAAGCACTGGTTAAGTTTCAAGCTGAGACTATGATGGCAACTTTTCCATCAGCTGGTCCTGTCAAAACCACCATTATCGGTAAAGAGACTCAAAGTAAAAAAGACTCAGCTGCTCGTGTACAAGATGATATGAACTATCAGTTGCTTGATAGAATGACTGAGTATAGACCTGAGCATGAGCGTATGCTTTGGGGTCTTGGTTTATCGGGTAATGCGTTTAAAAAAGTGTATTTTGACCCAAGACTTAATCGTCAAGTGTCTGTGTTTGTTCCAGCTGAAGATATGGTTGTACCTTATGGTGCGTCTAACTTAGAAACGGCTGAACGCGTAACCCATGTTATGCGTAAAACTGAAAATGAAATGCGTAGACTTCAGGTTGCAGGGTTTTATCGTGATATTGATTTGGGTGAACCCGATGGTCAACTTGATGATGTTGAGAAAAAGATTGCTGAGAAAATGGGTTTTCGCGCAACATCAGATGATCGTTATAAAATTCTTGAAATGCACGTTGATTTGGACTTACCTGGTTTTGAAGATACGGATGAAGACGGTGAATCAACAGGTATCGCCCTACCTTATGTAGTGACGATTGAAAAAGGTACTCAAGAAATATTATCTATTAGACGTAACTGGGAGCCTGATGATGAAACCTACACCAAGCGACAACATTTTGTTCATTATGGGTATGTCCCTGGGTTTGGCTTTTATTGCTTTGGCCTTATTCATCTTATTGGCGCATTTGCTAAGTCCGGTACTTCTCTTATTAGACAATTGGTTGATGCAGGCACGCTAAGTAATTTACCTGGTGGTTTTAAATCTCGCGGTATGCGCATTAAAGGTGATGACACGCCTATCTCCCCTGGGGAGTGGCGCGACGTTGATGTACCTAGTGGTACGATTCGAGATAACTTAATTCCGCTACCTTATAAAGAGCCGTCACAAACTTTGATGGCGCTCTTAAATCAGATAGTAGAAGAAGGTAGACGTTTTGCTAACGCAGCGGATCTGCAAGTTTCTGATATGTCAGGTCAAGCGCCTGTAGGAACAACACTTGCTATTTTAGAGCGCACGCTTAAGGTGATTACTGCCGTGCAAGCTCGTGTGCATTATTCGATGAAGCAAGAATTAGGTCTTCTTAAGAAGATTATTGCTGCTTACGCACCAGAGGACTATGAGTATGAGCCTGAAGAAGGAAGTCGAAAAGCCAAAAAGTCTGATTACGAGACCACAGAAGTTATCCCTGTATCTGACCCTAATGCATCTACGATGGCTCAGAAAATCGTACAGTACCAAGCGGTACTTCAACTTGCGCAAGGGGCACCTCAACTTTACAACTTGCCCGTTCTTCACCGCCAGATGCTTGACGCTTTGGGGATTAAGGATGCGCAAAAGTTGGTTCCATTAGAAGAAGATAAGTTCCCTGTTGACCCAGTGTCTGAGAATCAGAATATGCTAAGGTTAAAACCCGTAAAAGCGTTCCTTAACCAAGACCATAATGCCCATATCGCTGTTCACATGGCGATGATGCAAGACCCTAAGATTATGGGTACGTTGCAAGGTAATCCGTTGCTTCCACAGATTCAAGCAACCGTAATGGCTCACGTAGCAGAGCATTTAGGGTTCCAATATAGAAAAGACGTTGAAGTGCAACTTGGTATGCAAATGCCTCCACAAGAGGATGATGAGGGTGAGGATATGAAGCAAGACCCTGAAGTAGAAGCGGCTCTAGCTCCACTACTCGCGCAAGCGGCTACACAGTTACTACAGCAGAACCAAGCAGGGGCAGCGCAACAGAAAGCACAGCAACAAGCTCAAGATCCGCTTATTCAAATGCAGATGCAAGAACTTCAGCTTAAAGCGCAAGAGCAACAACGCAAAGCGCAGAAAGATCAAACTGATGCACAACTGAAAATGCAACAACTACAGGTTGAGCGTGAACGCATAGCGTCTCAAGCGGCTATGGCTGATAAGAGTGCGCAAATTGATGTTCTTAAAAATGCAGCGCAGTTGGGTGTTAAGCAACAACTTGATACTGGTAAGCAGACTATTGAGAACAAGAGACTCCAAGTAGAAGCGCTTAAAAACGCCGCTGATATGACAATGAAGAAAGAAGATCAGCAACGTAAAACGCAGGTGCAAGCTTTAAAAGATGCTGCACAGTTAACTGCTAAAAAGACTGAAACTGAAATGAACTTAGCACATCAGGCGTATCAAGGGATGCTTGAGCGCGAACGCGCACAGACAGAAAAAGCAGAAGACCTGGCTCATCAAGCCTATCAGAATTCGCTTGAGCGAGAACATAAACAACATCATAAAATACTTGATGTAGCGCACCAAGGTCATCAAGCTGAGATAAACAGAATCCATCAGAAAGAGCAGGCTGAGAAACAACCTAAACAGCCCGTAAAGAAACCTAAGAAAGGTGAAGAATAATGGACGCATTTGATGTAGTGCTTAAGCACATTGATGAGAAAGTCATGCAATTAAAAGATGCAGTATGTTCTGAGCGCATTGACTCAATGGAAACGTATAAACAACTGTGCGGTGAAATTCGTGGACTTCAAACAGCTCGCGGGTACGTCCTAGATATGAAGGATAAGTTAGAAGATTAGCTTGGGAGAGGAGCTTAAAACCTCGATGACAGCACGGAAAGACGGCATATTTTACTCCCACAAACAGGAAACAAAATGTCCAAGATTTTAATTGGGTCAAACCCCAAAAATCCACAAGTTGTTGGTAGCTACGAAACAGAAGCTACTAATGAAGAAAAAGCAACGCAACTCCCCATGCCATCAGGATACAGAATCCTATGCGCAATTCCAGAAGCAGATAAAGAATATGAAGGCGGTATCGCAAAAGCCGACATAACCCTGCGTAATGAAGAAGTACTTACAACCGTACTATTTGTAGTCAAGTTAGGTCCAGAAGCCTACAAAGACGAAAACAAATTTCCTAGCGGTGCGTGGTGTAAAGAAGGCGACTTTATCTTAGTTCGCCCTAACTCAGGCTCACGCTTACTTATTCATGGTAGAGAATTTCGCCTTATCAATGATGATTCGGTAGAAGCAGTTGTACTCGACCCACGCGGTATATCACGTAAATAGGACAAGACTATGGCAGATTTTGAAAGAACAGAATATAAATTCCCCGATGAGATTGACGATAACGACAACGATATCGAGATTGAAATTGAAGACGATACCCCAGAGGAAGACCGTGGTCGTGAACCAATGCCTAAACACATTGTGGATGAGCTAGAAGAAGACGAACTAGACTCCTATGATGCAAAGGCACAACAACGCTTAAAACAAATGCGTAAAGTCTATCATGACGAGCGTAGAGAAAAAGAAGCGGCTCAACGTGAGCATAGAGAGGCTGTTGCGGTAGCGCAACGACTGCTTCAAGAAAACCAACGTGTTAACCAAGTACTGGGTAATGGTGAGAAAGAATACATTAACAATGTACAGAATTTAGCACAGAAAGAAATGCAGGAAGCCAAGCGTGCGTATAAAGACGCGTATGAAATTGGTGATGCTGACGGTGTAGTAGAAGCTCAAGAGCAAATGCAACTAGCCACCCTAAAACTGGCTCAAGCACATAATATGCGTACAGGGGCTTTACAAACACCTGATTATGAGGTACAACAGGCGCAAGAAAGGCTACAACGCCCTTCAGCCCCGCAAGTTCCACAGCCTGACGAGAAGGCATTGGATTGGCAAGAAAGAAATGAGTGGTTTGGTAAAGACAAAGAAATGACCAGCGCAGCTCTTGGACTTCATGCAAAACTTGTAGATGAAGGCGTACCAGTAGGCTCTAAAGAATATTACAACGTATTGGACAAAACAATGCGTAGACGTTTTAACGAGTATTTTGGTGAAACCGAAGATAGAAAATCGAGTAGGGGCAGACCGTCAAACGTAGTCGCACCCGCTTCGAGAAGTACATCAGCAACAAAGATAAAGTTAACTCAGAGCCAGGTCAACTTAGCAAAGAAATTTGGCTTAACCCCTGAACAATATGCGAAAGCAGCTTTAGCCTTGGAGAACCAAAATGGCAGATAATACAAATGCAAGAACAACTCGTGAACTAGAAACCCGTGCACTTGTGGAGCGTCCTAAGCAGTGGATGCAACCAGAATTGCTCCCTGAGCCTGACAAAGAGGCTGGGTTTGCATATAGATGGATTCGCGTAGCAACATTAAATAACAGTGACCCAAGCAACTTAGCGTCAAATCTAAGACAAGGCTGGGAACCCGTTACAATGAGCGAACAACCTAAATTTAGACTGTTAGCCGACCCGAATAGTCGTTTTAAAGACAATATCGAAGTAGGCGGATTATTACTTTGCAAGATTCCAGCTGAGTTTATGGAGCAGCGTGCACAACACTTTGCTAACATTACAAGCCAGCAAGCAGAAGCTGTAGATAATAATTTAATGCGCCAAAGTGACTCAAGAATGCCTATCTTTAAAGAGAGAAGCTCTAAAGTTACCTTTGGTAAAGGTACAAGCTATTCTTTGCTTGATTCATTAAAAGAACTTAAAACAACCATAAAACCCAAAAAGGCGGGCGAAGGCTACTATGGTGTAGAGGGACGACATTCCCTAGCTATTTATTTAGCAAGATAAAGTGCAACTTTACAAATTTGTGGCAGATGCCGCAAACAGTGGGAAAGTACTCCTACTTAGGCTTGGCAACCTTAAAAATAATAGTATGCACAGTAATAGCAGC